GTTAAACCGATGATGACATTGCCGGCGATCAACACTGACGCCAGCAAGCACGAGAAGGAACAGATAAGCCGTACTGTTCAGGAAATGTTTGAAGAGGCTGATATATGGCTGGTTTCAGATTAAACGCCTTGAACCGTCATATTGCTTAAGTACAATCCGCCGTGACTGGCAATCATTCAATACTCGCACTATCGAACGTTTGCCAGTCAGCCGCAATCATGCTCTTGCATACGGTGTGGTTGCGGCAACTATCCATTTTTACAACTGTGTACCCTGCTGATTTTGCTGGCGCTCACGTTCAGCTTTTTCCCTGGCTTCCTGTTGTTTAATATTCCAGAGGCTGTTCCGGGGCATCTCAACACGCAGGTCTACCCAGCGACCAGCTGGGATATCAACCGGTTCGCCTTCCCGCACTGTTTCAGTAAACGAACCATCTTTATTTTTAATACCAATCAGATTTCGGGCAAATTCTGGCGCACTGTCGTGAGTCCGGTGATACGTTTTAAGCGTTATAGAACCATCCGGGTCAATTTCATAATCTACCCACAGCAATGGCAGACCATTTGTATTAGCCGGGATAACGAAACCACCATCCACGCCTCCCCATATTGGTTCGGAGTGGAAACCCAGAACACCGGAAATTTTATAAACGCCAGCGCTGATATGCTCAGTGATTACGCCTTCCGCCTCATCATTTAACACCGCCGTACCGTCACCTTTAAGTTTAATGACCGGGGAGGCTTTTTTAATAAAGCCATTGGTATCGATCGTTGTATTCCCTGTACTGTAAAACTCCCGCCATTCACGTCCTGTATTATTGTCATATGTTCTTGCAAATAACCGACCTCCGCCGCCCATTACCCCCGCAATATCTAATCCGTATGAACTACCATTGATATGGATAACACCACAACCAGTCCCAGCCGCCTGTGGTGGCACCTGTGAACTGTCGCCCTCTATCGTATAAAGCCCTGATTTCGGGTTATTGGCAGCTAAAGCGGGCGGGTAACCACTACCGACACCAAAATCTCCTTCAGATAGCATTTTCCCCGCAGAGCTGTAGGCATCTCTGGTTGCACTAGAACCTAATCCGATATTTTTTCTGGCTTCAACTTTATCAGGAATATCGTTCAGATTTTGGCTTTTATCCATCTTGCCCGTTACGCTACCGATTAATTTCTTGGCTGATGGACCTGTCATCTGGCTGGTATCAGGAAGCGTAATCGTTACATCACCATCAGCGGTGAAAAATTGCTGCCAGTTCTGCTTGTCGTAGTTCAGACCGCGCAGGGCTTCGGTATTTTGGACAATCATGCCCGCGGTAACCATATTCAGCGCCACACGAGGAACAGCTGACCAGGCCGCGCCAGCCTGTGTTGGCCCGGTGTAATTGCTGACCAGCGTCAACGCTGTACCACTTTCCACGGACTTAACCGGAAGCGTATAGGGAACACCACCGACCGTAACAACAATAAAATCTCCGGTCGCCACCTCGCTGGTAAACGCGGTCCCGCTGCCAGCGACCGCAGCAGAGTTATTCGTCAGGGTTAAAGTTCCTGCTGACATGGATGTCTCCTGAATTCAGATAATAAAAAACCCGCCGGAGCGGGTTGTTTTTTGGTAAGGCATTAAGAGCAATTCGAACTGGTGAAGTTATTTTTATTCACCCATCGCCAGTTAAATGGATAACCGGCTCTGTACTCAGTCTGATTTGCAACTTTTCGTACACCGTAAATCTGCACTGACTGGGGCAGCCCACCAGCCACTAACTCAGCCTGACAAACAGGTTTCTGTTTCTCCAGAACAGGTCCTGAACATGCTGAAAGCACCAGACAGACAATAACTGGAATAATTATATTTTTCATTTCGACACCAGAGTTAATTATTTAAACAAAAAATAACCAATGGCATTGAATAATAAAAATAGTTTTAATAGATCAATATTCTTAAATTGATCGTTTAAATCGATCGGTTTAATCATATGCGGCTGTGTTTATCGCCGTTATTACAATCCCGCTATTCGTCGTTCCGACTGAAGAACCACTTGCCGTTGTTGATGAAAGTCCTTTTATTCTTGTTCCCGCACCTTCATTGAAGCACCCCGTTCCCACATCCACAGGCTGGATTATTGGTTGTCCGCCAGGTGCTGAACCAGCATGCAGAAGAACAGACCCCAGCCCCATCGGATTTACGGCCCATTTGCCTGCCATGTATGTATCGATGTTAAGCCCACCCGTTGCAGCGCCGGGTGAGCCTATAGTTGTAAGGTCGCTTAATACCCGGGACTCATTCGTAAGTACCAGTGTCCCTTCGGCATCCCATATAGCCACCCCCCAGGCAGGAAGGGTGAGCGGATAGATAGCAAAAAAATACGCCTCCAGAACAAAAGCCGCTCCTCTGTAATTAGACGCATCAACACTGAACGTATTACCAGTTTTTGAAGCTGATATCTTCGCCGGGGAGCTGGTTCTTGCAAATGCAATCCCTCCCTTCTGACCGTCGATAGTAACGGACGCCGAAGCACTGTTAAAATTCCCCCCAAAAGTTGAGTTTACAGTGACTTTCCGGTAAAGCGTCATTGGTGTGGAATCAGGCGTGATAAAAGGGTTCCCGTTAGGTAATGAAATCAATGCGCCATATTTAGCCATCTACGCAGTCTCCGCAAAAACGATTAACTGCACTTTGACTGCCGGGTAATCATTAATCCCATCACTACCTGAAGGCTGTATTGTTATGGTGTTTCCAGATGCAATAATATTTCTTTTATCTGTGTAACTTATTGTCCCTTTATCCTCCAGAGTACCAACCGCAAAACCGACCTTTAAACCGGGCTCGAGGTTGAACTGGTAGCTTCCCGTTTTCTGACCTAAAGCAAGATCGATGATACCCACCACAGTTACAGGTTTAATGCCATAGTTATTCGGGATGCCGTTAGCGTCCCATGAAGCAAATCCAAAATCAGACATTGGGAGCCACCCCTGTTAGTTTACCAATCTGCACAAACAAACGACCTTCCGGCCCTGTAAAGGAAAGATTGTTGTCGGCTTTAGAAAGACACCACCCCCCCTGATTTGCAACTTTGTAACCTTCTGACCAGATAGAACCTGAGATTTTCGCATTGTTGATTGCGGCGTTAGCAATTTTGGCGCTTGTTATACTTCCATTCTGAATAAACGCATCGCTGATAAACACCTGACCATTAACAACAGCAAAGGGTGAATATTGCGTATCACCGCTGCCACTCATCAGGACGAACTGATTGGCGTTAAATCCGACACGAGTGACTACCGGCTTACCCGCCTCCGCCAGCACCGCAATCGACATTCCGGCGTTATACATCACACCGTTAATCCGGACCCCAGTTTTGAGGGTGTAAATCGCAGAGGCTCCGGTAGCATCAACCACGGCAGTAAGCTTGTCCTCCAGTGCGGCAGTTACATTATTGAACTGCGCTTGCACCTGCGTCGACATTTCAGCCATGGCCTTATCGACCTGTGCAATGGTCGTTTTAACCACCAGAATATCCGCGCGTACTTCGCCGTACTGCGCCCACTGATGTTCCACGGTTCCATGGTTGGCCAGCGCATTCTGCAACGCAGCTTCCAGATTAGTATCAATGTCACTTGTCAGGCGATCACCGTCGGCAGACGTCAGAAAATCATCGGCAATATCGCCCAGGTAGTCGTCAGCATTCGCGTTGGATTGGCCACGAATCCAGTCGGTCCAGTCACTCTGATTACCAATGCGATCGACCAGACGAGCCCGGTACCAGAACTCCTGACCAGCCTTCAAACCCAGTTGGGTATATGTGTGTTGAGGATACGGAACTCCTGCAAGCAGCAGAGGATTATCCCCATTTCCGTTTGCTGAATACTGCAGTTCGGTCTGGAGGGTATCACCTGTATCTGCCGGAAAGGACCAGTCAACCTGTATACCCCAGTTGATTGCTGTGGTGCGCAGACCAACCGGCTTGGGAACATCCCCAGTACGTCCAGTGAGATGAGTCAGCACAGAAGAGGTCCACAAACTGGACGCTCCACCAGAGTTAATGGCGCGGACTCTCACGAGGTAATCGCCTGAGAAAATCCCGGCGATCTCTATATTGCGCAGACCTGTTTCGGGAATGTTGATCCACTCATTATCACCACGTTTCCACTGTGCCTGATACGCGACAATATCCGCCTGAGGTTTCCCGTTTTTATCTACTGGCGCATCCCAACTCGCAACCATTGTCGCAATACGCTGCCCCTGCCGGACCGAATCGTAACTGCTAATCGCGATATTCGTGGGCTGGCTAACTAGGCCTGTCGGTAACAGACTAATCGGCGGCGTATCCAGCCGGGCGTTGTTATCAACGGCATCGTACTTAGCCCCGTTGTACTCTGCACCGGTGATACTGTAGGTGTTCTCTTCATCGTTAAATGTCAGATTGGTTACGCGGAAATACTGGAGGCGCAACTGGCCAGCATCGATAACAAAAATGGCATTAGGTAGTGGCTCAGTGGTAAAGGCAGTTGTCAGTATCAGTTGCTGGCCGTTAACCGCCTGAATGGTTCTGCTCTCAACGGTACCGCCCTGGGTACGAATCATCAGCGTATCGCCGGCTAATGAGCTTGTTCCCCGATCGGTAGTTACAGATTTCAGCGCGGCGTTGTATTCAGTAATACGTCCACCATAGACACGGCCAGATAGCCGTTCATCTGCAAACGCAAATACGGTCCCCGGCACATAAGCGAAGCCATCAAGTCCCGTCTGAACAGTGATAATACGGTCCAGAGAGTTGGAGTAGACGGCCCACCCTCCGCGGCGCTGCGCCTCGCTTTCACGTGTACAGCCAATAGCCGTCAATTGCGTCTGCTTAAACTTGAACTGCTTAACCAGCTCGGGAAACATCACTGCCGTTGTGCGATCCTGATAGTGGTTATCCGGATCACTAAAGTTAATCAGCGCTGAGCTATATCGGTTCTTTTCACTGCCGCTGGAATAGGTTGGTTTCCCGACCACCGAGGCTCGGGTGAGGATCTGGAGCTTTGACGTATCAGCAGGCATATCCGAGACAACATTGAACATGTTGTTGCCCCAGAACGTCATACCATTGAAACCAGCCGCAATATCCTTAATCACCTGCCAGGCATCAGCCTGAGCCTGGATATAAACATCAAATATAAAGCGAGGCTCGGTACCGCTGCCACCCTTACCATCCGGCACCTTCTGGTCGCAGCGCTGGGCAATACGGTACAGCTCCCATTTATCGAGCATCGCTGGCGTAACCCTGCGACCCAGTCCGAAGCGAGGCTCAGTAAGAATATCGAACCAAATCCACGCCGGGTTGTTACTCCAGGACCATTTGAATGTACCATCCCATGTACCGCCATAAGTGCGTGTAATCGGATCGTAGTTCTGAGGGATGCGGATTACCCGACCTTTCGGCTTGCAGGATATCTTCGGGATATTGCTGAATGACTTTGCGTTGAATGACACATACAGCAGTGCGGTATGCGGATAACGGAGACGCGCGTCAATCACCTCGGTGATCGCCTGTACCTGCGTTTTGTTCTGGAGCATTTGGCTGGTACTGTCAACAGTATCCCGGACAACTCGAATCTGCCAACCGGTGCTGGCTTTGGGAAGATTAATACGGTGGGTTAGTTCGTATAGCGAACTGAGCTTTTCTGTGATGGTTTTAGTCATGACTGTCGAGTAAGCCCCACCGTCCACAGCAAGGTCGATATGGTACTGAACCGTTGTGCCGACAATATCCCCATCGTTTTCCTGCTGCTGAAGCCCATTGATACCGACACGCACCAGAACAGCATCGATTTGGGTATTGCTAATTGCCCTTGTCCATGGAGCGACTTTCGTCAGCGAAACGCCAATGCTGGTTTCGTTTTCTACAGCAGGAAAGCCGGGGATCGGTGTCTGAATCTGAGTTCCCGGGCGAAAATCCCAGGACACATTCTCAAAATTCATTGAGCCGTCGGCATTGCCCAGCGGCGTACCATCCAGGAAAATGCGAGTGGCATCCAACCCACCTGCAAACTCACCTTCCCCCAGCGCCAGAAGCATGCGGCAGCGAGCCATTGATTGCGCGGAGTCCGGCTGTTCTACAGGTGTATGCTGTTTTTGGCTGCCACCCTTCGCACCAGTAATCGTTTCCATATTACGTCCATAAAAAAAGCACCCAGTTGGGTGCTTAATATTGAAATGATTTATATCAGATATCTTCAGCCACGATGCCCGCGCTGATGATCGCGCCACCTATCTCACGCTCACCGTACAGAACCGCTACCGGGTTACCCATGGCAAGAGTGTTTACCGAACCACCGAAAGCATAGCTGGGTTTGTTATCGGGGTCATCTCGTCCCTGTAGCCCTTTGGGCTGTGGAGAAAGCATCTGATAGATACCACCGGCCATCATGCCAACACCACCAGCAGCAAGGCTCGCGCCAAAGGTGGCAAGCGCTCCGGAACTGAAATATGATATGGCTATTCCCGCGACCACCATCACAGTACCGAGGATAGTCTGGAATATCCCTGCTTTTTTCGCTCCCTCCATTACAGGTGCAATACGGATATCACTATCCCCCGCCAGTTCTTTAAAGTCCTTCACGCCGATATTGCGTTTCCCACGAAACACGGCGAAAGTCATTCCGTTCTTTTTGGCGTCATAAAGATATTGCTCCAGCCCGTCGAAATTGATGCACAGGGCTTTCACCGCTTCCGCGGACGTTTGCACTGCCAACTTATGCACTCGTCCAAATCGCGCACCCAGCGCACCGTACAGGCGAATAGTTGTTAACCGCGCCATGGTTTTATCTCCTGAGGTAAGTTTTTATGTCGGACGCATATCATCGTCCGGTCTTTGAAATAGCCGCGCGAGTACGGCGTGATGCAGGATGGTTGCCCGTAGAGATGATGAAGCAGCTCACCCTCTTCAGTAATGATTCCCGCATGGTTCCACTTACCGGATTCGACTTGCATGATGACCATGCAGCCGGGCGCAGGATCACATTCAACGAACCCCTCACGTTCCCAGTTTTCGAAGTAGAGATTGTCCGGGTACTGGCTTTCCCACCACGGGTAGTCAACGCGGAAATCGGTCAGCGTAACGCCCTGTGTAGCATGCCAGTCCATTACCAACCCCCAGCAGTCGTGCGAGCCCAGAATGAACGGGCGGCCAATCAGAGGAATGGTATCAGGCGTGATTTCGGCGTATTCGTCGCAATCCGGCGCATAGATGCCCCAGACGACACCTGACTGATTGCACTGCTGCCTATCAAGATCTGAAGCTATTGCACGCGCGCCATCACCCGGGTGCGAGTGAATGACACGGATTATGGTTCCGCTATCTTCAGCATTCGCCCAATACTCACCGTCAATACGGAAATGCTCTGTCGGGTTTTCGTGCCTATTCGGTACCGGGATATACCGCTGGCGCCGTCCTGACTGGATGATGAAGCCGCAGCATTCGCGCGGGGATGCCTCCAGTGCATGAGTCCGGATAGCGTTCATTATCGTTTTGTTCATATTGAAGTCCGGTTATCGGGAGAAGAGAACAGTTGCCGGGAATCCACCAAAATCGAGAGTGGCAGTATTAGGTTCAGCCAGGCCCGCACCAAATCGCTTGCGGCAATCGCTCAGGCAACCACCGCACACGTCCAGCGCAGGGTCAGCAACCGCATTCCCTTTCGCATCAAAATACGCTGTTCCGTTGTAGGTGCAGCCGTCACCGCTTCGGTACTGGCCGCGCAGAGCCCACTCGCACAGCGATGTAATTTGACGGGTGGGAATAACTAGGTTCTGCAAATCCGCTGGACTACTCAACGCCCACGTCACCACTTCATCATCTTCAGAGGTTTTCGTGTCCAGCCAGAAAGTCTGGAGAGTAAACATCGACGGATCAGCTGTCGCGTTCACGCCACCAGGGAAGTTCACCGCATCGAGGTAAACAGTGTAGGTGTCGATGATACTCACCTTAGCGTTAACCATGTCCTTGAACTGCAGGCAGAGCGCAGTGATATGCCCGTCAAGGTTCGATACGCTAAGTTTCGGCTCAGCGGCCTGGTCGGTCGAGAGAGCGAGGTCAGAAATCTGGAATGGCCAGAAGTCGAAGGTTTTACCATCCCAAAATATGGGCTTTGGTCCAAGTTTAGTCTCATCGCCTTTCGCCGCTTCGATCTCGGCGGGTGTATGGGGAAATGGACTGTAGTGGAAGCGATGAATACCGCCGCTGAACTCTGAAGCATCTACTTCGACCAGGCGGACCCTGCCGCCCGGTGCCAGCATTGCCGCCTGATCGACAAATGCCATTATGCATACACCCCGTAAGCCCGTTTAATGGTAAAAGTCAGCTCAGCGAACTTACTACTGATCTGGTTTTTTCGCACCGAATCGGCCACTACGCGATAAAGCCCTACCTCCTCGCCAGGCGGCGTGATAATGAAAGCCTTCACGGTATGAGCCAGAAGGAAGTCGCGAACAGTATTCACTTCAGAGTCGGCACCCACATGCTTCATCGGTACCTGAATAGCAGTCGAGTTAATGCCGTTCTCGGCCACCTGCTCATAACCATCGCCAAACTGAGCAGACCGCACCGTCTGGCTGTATTCCACGGCACCAGCACCGAGCTGTGAGTGCCAGATATAGGTTTCAACTGCCATATTTACTCCATAAAAAAACCACCCGGAGGTGGCTACTGTTTGAATATCAGGATGTTGTTAACTGATAACCCTGGTTAATGTGTAGACTCAGCCCGTCAGCGGTGGGACGCTGACGCACTCTGGGAAGGAGGGATGGCTGATTACCTCTGGTTAAGGGAATTTAAAATGGGAAAGTTTTCCATCACATCAATTCGGGATATTGACTGGCAGTCAGACCCATCAAGAACAGGAAACTGCAATGTAACTATTGGCCTCAATACGCCCGCGGGATTCACACAAGTCACATTCGATCCAGGCGATATGGACATCAGAAAATCAACTATCGAAGAGCTTGAAAAGGTGGCTATTGAGAAATTCCACGAGCGGCTAAAGTAGCCGTATCGATATAAGCACTAAATTCGTTAATTCGATTTCTGATAACACTCTCAAAGCAGGAAAGCGCCTCGTTCGTGTCACTGACCTGCTTTTTAAGAGCTGAGACATCTTTCTCCAGCGCTTCAATGCGTTCTTCTAAAGTCATAACGTTCTCCTGCCTCTCGGCTACGGGTGTAAAAAAGCCCCGCGTCAGCGAGGCTTGGGTTTGGGTTTGGTACAAAGAATCAAAAGTCTTTCATGTCATAGGTGAGAGTATTCTTCCAGTTACTGTCACCCCACGGGTGTTCTTTGATATGCCCGGTTTCGCGCTTAAGCAGGACGCGGGCTTTGTTGATACCACGGTTGAAGTTCGCGCCGATGGAACAAAAGCGCGGAACAAGTCGGTGATCGGCAGCCAGCAGTAGCGGATACACATCCTTGCAGGCTTCGTACATCACGGCTGCTGAGCGCCAAAGATTCGCCAGGGTGCAAAGTTCCTCGTCAGTGAATTGCCGGGGGGTCAGTGCAGGTAATACTTCCTGCTTGCCGAGAAATTCACCTTCCAGCGCCAATCGGTGCACATATTCGATCACGACCGGCAGTTGTTGTGCTGGCAACTCATCGATATGCCCGACATTGAAGCGCTGATGCACATAGCTATACGCTTCCGGGTACATGATGCCGCGCTTACCCACCAGCATATTGATTGCGTCGCGTAATGGCGTGCGCTCGTCAGTGCTTGTCTTGCGCGGATTAGTTGCCTGCCCCTTCGTCCAGTATTCGTAAAGTACGTCGTCGCACTCCTCCTGGTACTGAATGACCCGATCGCGGATTTCCGGTTTTACCTTGTTCGGGCTGATTGTGTTCAGCCAGGCAGCTAGCTTGCGGAGCGCGAGGCAAATCATCTTTTGTATGCCGCCAGCAGTGGGTATGGTGATTTCCACCATACCTTTTGCAAACCGCTGAGTCAGCTTGACGTGCTGACTTTTCCAATCCATCCCCATGCCCTCAACAATCGGCTTCATCGGCGTGTACGGCTCGCCGTTATGGTTCACGACATACAAATCATTGCCGTGGAATGGTACGTTAATGGTGCAAGCTGACTGTTTTATTGCTAAATTACTCATGTTCGATTCCTTCTGCGGACGGACAAATTAGAAGCCCTAGCTATCGCAAGTAGTTGGGGCTTCGTCGTTTCTGGCTAAAAGCTCTTTAATCGCCTTCAACACCAAGTAGTTTATCGACCGATCTTCTTTTTCTGCCAATGCGTACATCCTTTCTCTGAACTCCTCAGGAATGCGCGCGACAAACTTCCATTCACCTTTATTCATATCACCCCTCATGGTGGCACCGTGGAACCATTGATAATTTAGTACCACGGTGCCATCATGTCAATACTAAATTAAAAGTGGAGATGAACATGGCACGTGACGAACCCAAGGTGAATATTCGTTTGCCGCAGGAACTGAAAGATAAACTTCACGCCCTTGCATTGAAAAACAAACGTTCAGTAAATGCAGAAGTAGTGTCAGCAATTGAAAAAGCCGTTGAATTACCGACCGATGATGAGGAGTTCGAGATCCTTAAGCAGGAGCGGGACTCAGTGAATAATGACTTTTGGAAAAACGCGAAAATCACTGACGGCGTTCATCTGGATGAGCGCCTAAAAAGGCTGGATGAAATCGCTGAGCGCCTTGAAAAATTAACCCAAAAGCCCACCTGAGTGGGCTGTGATTAAAGATCCGAGTGGGGCTGGGATGGAAGCATAACTAGGGTTAGCTGCCGCTTATCTCTTCAAGCCGATAGTCGGTTTTACCGCCTTTATCCTCGACGCACACAGCCCTGAATTTTTGCTCAAGACCGAATTTGTTTTTGGCGCTAAATTCCTGCGTGGCATAAAACTTACCATCGTCACCTTGCCATCTTTTTGCGTCAAAGGCAGACATATCCAAGGTGCTTTTGTTAATTACTGACATCTTGACGTAGATTTCACATGCGCTCCGGAGTTCATCCAGTTTCTTGTCAGATAATTCTTTGGCCTCCTTTTGTTTCTTTTCCGCCTCGGTCGGCTTATTTACTACAGCAGCAATGCCGACAACAACAATAAGTAGAATAAACATCCCAATAGTTTTGAGAATCTTCTTCAGTATCCTTCTAAGCACTATCATCCCCTTGATTATCGCGGTTTTGAACATGATAACCAGGGGGGGGTAGAGATGTAACCAAAATTGTAAGGCGCTACTTCTTAGCAAACCGTTGCCCAATAGCTCCATCATCTTTGATAGCCATTCTGATTCCATCGGAAACATAAAACTTAATGCGATCGGCCAGCGCCCTAGCAGCCGTGTCACCATCTCCGCTTGTATTTGTGGTGGCATTGCCTTTGTTATCGACATAAATATCAACGTTAATTTGATGCCCTGAACCACCACCGCCCTGAGCCCTTACGCCAAGTCGTCCAGCAGAGTCTCGAGTTAGCGGCATAATTGCCTCAGCACCTGCCTCAGCAAACACGCCGCCTTTGGCAAACTTAGACGCTCCCTGGAACGTGAAATATTGAGGTGAATCGTAGACGCCATTTACGTACTTGCTGAGGCCCGGTGATTCATAGACTCCGCCTTTAGCGTTGAATGTCACCCCTGCAGCTGCGTTCGCGTATGCTCCACCGGGTGTGTTGCCACCTCCTGCCCCTCCGTTTACCCATCCCATTGCGGCCTGCACTGCGTAGGCAACCATGAGGCGGTTCGTAACATCCAGGATCATCTTGAGCATGGATTTACCGAATTCTTTAACTGATGCTTTGCCAGTGATCATCAGCTCAGTCAGCATGTCGCTCAAGCCGGTCAGCGTGGAGCTGGCGACGTTCTTCACGGCGTCATAGGTATTCGTGGCGGCCTCAAGATATTCATTCCAGCCACTAACTGCCCCAGCCTTCCAGTCGCCGCGCAGCTTGTCTTCTTCAGCATAATAATTCCGAAGCGCTGCCAGCTCTTTCGTATAGCCTGCATCTTCAAGCTTGCCGCCCCCATTTAGCCAACCCTGCCGGAGTTGCGCCTCCTCCATCATACGCTGCGTTTGGCGACTGCTCAGGCCTGCACTGTCACGCAAAGCATCGGTTTTTTCAGCCATCTGGGTGACGTATTTGTTTGCCTGCTGCGCAAGCCCGTTAATCTTCTGCTGTGCCTCTACTTCCTTGTTCTTCTGATCCACAACCTTGGCTGCATTCAGAATGGCTTCACGACTCGAAAGTAGAGATTTCTCCTGCGCGGTCAGCGCGCGGGTTTTGGCGGCCTCGTCCAGTTCCGCAAAGCGTGACTGTTGTTTGCTGAATTCGGTATTTTTGGCGTGAATATCGCCGGTCTGACGCAGGGTTTCGAGCGTTTCAGTTAACGTTCTGGCCTGCGCGCGGTAGTTCTCCAGCGTGCGATCGCCAGCATCCAGCGTAGCTCTTGCCTCTTTGGTCTTTTTGGCAGAGTCTTCTGCAAGCTTCGAGACTGCGTCCCTAGACTCGCGACTGGATCCTCCCTCACCTTTAACCGTGGCCCCTCGTGCTTCGGCTTCATAGCTTGCCTGTGCATTAGGCGCAGTGACCCGCTTCCAGAGTTCATCGTAGCGTTTTTTGTTCGCTGCGATCTCTTTGTCAGCTTCCGCCCCGGCCTTTTTCATAGCCTCAACATCCATGCCGAGGAAATTAGCCAGAGCCCCGCCGCCCGGGATTTTTTCTGCCCAACCAGCGATGGTTCCCGTAAACTTGGCATCCAGTGAGGTGATATTGAGGAACAGGTCCTTTATCGAAGCTTCAACCAGGTTGAAAATATCGATTACCTGATTTCCCCAGGCGCGAACAGTAATCCCAATATCATCGAAGGTGTCAGAGGCTGTTTTCTTTAACCACTGCCAGGTCTGCCCGATGTTATCCGTCGCCTTATTGGTCTCCTCAGCACGTTTAGCCATGACACCTGCAAAGAGGTTGATAGCTTCGTTTACCGCTGCTTGCTCCCCCTTCTGCTTACGCAGTTGAATGATGTGCTTCATCATGGCTTCATCAACAAAGCCGTACTGCTCATTCAGGCTCGCCAGGCCCTTTACTGGGTCGCTAACAATCTTGCCGAAGTCTGACATTGCCGCTTTGGTGTCGCTGCCAGCCTTGCCCATCAGCGTGATGGAGGTGGCGATCTGCTTCATCTGGCTGGCGGTATATTTACCAGTGTCATTCAGCGTAACCAGCGTATCTACGGTGGAACTGATGGATGTATTCGTCTTGCCGGCCACCTCTTCAGCAGCCTCATTTAGCTGCTGCATTGAGGCGAAGCCAGCGCCGCCCATCATGATGACCGACCGGGCAACCTGGTCGAACTGTTCTGACGAACTGTATGCCGCAGCAGCCAGCAGACCAACCGTACCGACCAGACCTGCCAGCGCAATAGTGGTTGGGTTAATCATCCCGGCCATGCTGCGGATGTATTCGCCCACACCCGACAAGGCACCCTGCACCGAGCCGAACTGGTCTTTAATTTGCCCACCCTGCTGGAGCAGGATAAGGAATGGAGACTGACCACCAGCCAGCTGCGTGGCGATATCAGTGAACTGTGCCGGAAGCGTGCGCATCGCAGCACTGTACTGGCCCACGGAGATACCAGCACGACGAGCCGCTGCTTCCTGGCGGGATAGTGCCTCTGGCAGCACGTCAGCCACACCAGACAGACGCTCCCGCGTCTGGTTGAGGATGCCGTTGAAGTGCTCGAACTGCGCGCCGTTGATACGTCCTGATTCAAAGTGCGCCACCAGCTGCGCGTGTTGTTCATCCAGCGAGTTGAATGCACGGATCGTCGGGTCAATAGAGCCCAGCAGATTTTTCAGCGCTGCGGATTGCTTCTCGGCAGCCTGGGTGGCTGCCAGTTCTGCCTGGGCGCGCGCGGCAGCTTCTCCTGTATCCGTCAGTTTTAAACGGGTATCGTCCAGGATTTTGTTGTAATGCTGAAAATCATCAGTATCCAAGAAACCTTTGGTCTGGAAGTTACGCAGCGCTGCCTGTTGTTCATCCAGCCGGTTCAGCGCCTTGTTAACTGGATCGATATTCTCCAGCAGCCCCTTCAGCGCGGTCTGCTGTTCCTTAATACCTTCAGTGCCCTGTTTCGCAGACTCAGCACCAGCACGGAATACACTATTAAGGTCATCAGCTTTATCGACAGCACCAGCTGCCGCCTGGCCGAGTTTATCCAGTTCATTGCTGGCCGTTTTCAGGTCGGAAACATCAGCCCGCAAAGTAATCGAGGCGATTTGATCAGACATTATTTCGTCTCCTTGTGCATTACTTTGAGAGCCTCGCTTTCCATGACTCGAATATCAGCCATGCAGGCCGCCGCATCCTCAACCCCGTGCAACTTAAACACCCAGGGGAGAACGTTGTAATCAAGACCGGTCGCACCGCCCGCACCGACGCGCCATTGGGTCGCCAGTGCGGAGAAGACGGTAAAGGCCTCCCATATGGATGGCAGGATCCCCACTTCTTCCTCCACGTCCTCAGGCGTTAAACCAAAAGCGGCTAACTCCGCGAGCGTCGGTCCCGGTGTATACAACGCTGCGGCGACCTGCCTCAGTTTTTTTCGCGGATACCCATAAGTTCTTTGGTATAAGCCAAGCCAATACTGTCGAACGCACGCGGGTAGTTCTTAAGCAGGACGATCACGTTATCGCGGTTGAATTCATCCGGCAGCGCCCAGCTATCGACGATTTCCATCAAGTAGTTGGCATGCGGCTCGACGGGGGATTTTTTACCTTCAGCTGCTTTCTGCAACTTCTCATCCAGGGTGCGCAGCTCTTCCAGCGTCTTATGGCGGAAGGTGAAGGTCAGTTTGCCGTCTTCGGCCCCAGCGCGCGGGATGCTGGCAGTAACGGAAAATGTCGGATTGGGGATCAGGGAGAATTTGGTCATTTCGGTTCCTCAGAAAAAAAGAAACCCGCCGGAGCGGGTTGAATAAACGAATACGTAAGGAGGACTTTAGCGCTTGTACAGCAGGCCGCCTGGCTTCAGCGCGTTGTGGATAGCATCGCTAACCGAGTCGCGCACCGCCTGCGTCATTTCATCGCTAAGCGCAACTTTCACCTTCACGTCATGGCTCGAAGAGGTAATGTCATTACCAATAAATGCATTGCTGATGAGCGCCTTGACATTTTCTCCTATTCGCCAGCCTTTTGATTTTTCAGGGTTATCAAGTTTACCCATGCGCACTTTAACTTCCCCATCACGACCGTAGATAGTCGTGACGTCCTGATCAAAAACAATGCGACTGAGATTAGGCTTACGCTTATCCTTCACGCGCATATGCTCCGGAAAGAATGAAGCATCACCCCTCACTGTATGGCGGCGACCTTTCAAATCATAGTGTGCGCAACCTGCCGGGCTTTTAAGTATTAGGCCGTCGTCGGTCATAGTTACGCGCATGCCTAGCATCGCCTGCTGCAGCGATAAATTTTTCATGTGGTATTTCCTTTTAGACGTGAGCCTGTCGCACGGCAAAGCCGCCGAAAGCTAACGGTTTGCCCAGGCTCACAGCTGAAAGACTTTCTTCGATGTGCGCGTGCGATGCGCATAAAAAAGCCCGGCGACCCGGGCCTGGTTGGTTAGCTGACAGTGACGGTGCACGCCGCCGAGGTAAGGGTCTTGCCTGCAGCATCGGTAACTTCGCAGGTGTAGGAGCCTGCGTCGCCGGATGCCACCGATGGGATATTGAACGTTGAAGCAGTCTTGCCCGGGATAGCCGTGCCGCCCTTCTTCCACACGTAGGTGTAAGGCGCGGAACCGCCCTGCATGACCACCGACAGATCCAGAGCTGCATTAGCAGCAACAGACTTGGTTGGTGGCAGGTCAGTCAGGAATGCCAGAGGTGTAGCGGAGGAATCGGCAATCGGGTAAATCTGCATATCCGATTCGAAGTTCATGCGCGCTTCGTTGCTTTCCACGGCGTTGATTTCGGTACGTGGTACACGCTGGAAGGATACTTTGGCGGAGTAGTATCGATCGGCTTTGCCGCGCGGGTTGTGGAACCAGACCGCTGTAGTATCGCTGGAGTCGTCCAGATCAATCAGACGTTTGTAGATAGCCAGCTGCGGGTCATGCGCGAAGGTGTAGACCTGTACCACCGCGTTTTTGAAAGTCGGGATGGTACGGGCTTTATCATCCTCCAGGAACTGCACACTGATGGTCTGCTGGTCACCGCCTTCGGTGGACAGCGTCATAACCTGAGGCATGGTGATCCACGAATCAATTTTACGCAGCGTACCTGCCCCGGTACCCGCCGGAAACTTCTTGGTGTCGGTGGTATCGAAGGCTTCCAGCACGATTTTCGTACCAGTAACTGACTTGACACGCACCACCATATTGTCGAGTTTCAGCCAGCCAGAGCTAACCTGGACGACATCGCCCGCGAGGATGCCAGCAGCCGAGGCAACGGTCAGTTCGCATTCCGTCGCATTGGATGCCGCAGTAAAGACAATCGGCGCAAGATACGCCTTGGCCACGTTTACACGCGACCCGTTAGGGATTGCGAATGCCATTGCATTCTCCTGAATTTAAGTAATAAAAAACCCACCTGGTGGCGGGTCAGTAATCAGCGCGGTACTGCATGCTGACGGGGATGGTGTAGGTGATGGAGCCGCTACTACCGTTTGGTGCAGAGGTCGGACGGTCCTGTATTGGCTGGCGAATCTGAGGCGGCCCGTTGATATAGACGGTCAAATCACCAGCCACCAGAGCGAGGCCTTCAGGAAATCCACCCGCAATCACACTGGCAAATGTTCGCGCCTTGCCGACGCCCATTCCTGCGGGGGTGACTATGTTCACATGGAAAATGCCCTGATACGTACGAAGCTGCCCAGCAAAGTCTTGCCCGATAGTTTGTGCCGGGAGTATATAGACCCTCCCGTACGGGACATCATCTGGCGGTTCAAAAATGATGTTTGGCCAGGCTATCGGCATGTCAATCGCAAGGGCGATATCAGCAAGGCGCGACTCGAGCAATTCCGCAATTAGCATTGATTGGTCACCGGCCATTACGTACCTCGCTCATCGCCTCACGAAACAGCTGCGCTGCGTCCAGTGCAGTGATACCTACCATGCCGCCGGGGGCCTGACCAGAGTGCCCGTTCTCCAGTGCCTGTGCGTATGGCAGGTTATTTGTGAAGTAAATCGAGCTGACCTGCCCCACCCTGAACACTTCAAGCACCGCCAGACCGCGGGAGTTGGAACCCTGGCCGGAGGCATCCGGAGTATCGTTGGATTGGGTCGATTGGCTATCAAACCCCACATACCAGTTGTTCTTGAAGCGCCCGCCGACATAACCATCTGGCTTTTTGATGTCCATCGAGTCGTTTACCCGTAGGCCACGTTTAAGGCGCCCGGACTTCGTCACGTTTGCTGGGTCATCGCGAAGCGCTGCGTTATGCTCACGAACGGCAGTGTTATAAGCCGACGCCGTCTGATTCACTTCCCACGTTTCAGGCTGCCCAACTGGCGACACATCGACAAGGCGCCCGAGGATTTTGATACCCGTCCGGCGCACCACCTCGTCTATCTCCTGCTTTGAGCTATCAACGAACAACTGAATGGCAGCCAGGAACGGCTGATTAGCAGAACTTGCCATAGTTACGCCCTCAGTTGGATGTTGTAGGAGATAAGCACGTCAGCAGGCTTAACCGGGTTCGGCTGTACCACGCGCCACTTTTGGCCGTCGATATCAATGATGTCACCGATGCGCACCTCAGTTTCAAACGTGGCCGCCAGCTTCTTATCGCCTGTAGCAATCAGAGAGCCGTCGATTTCACGAGTGGAGTATTCAGTGATAACGCCGGTAACGGTCGCGATAACAGGCTCGGTGGTAATCTCTTTCCCGTACTGATCGCGGGTGGTGGAGCCGCCTCGAATCATTTGGTAGGATTTGCCGTTATCCTTCAGGAGACGTGTTGCCGTAGCGCGCATGCGGCGATAGTCGATTGCCATGCTACCCCCTTTCGACCCGAACCTGGTTGCCGCCCACTACAAGCCCACGCAGTGCGGAATAGAACCATGGGAATGACGGAGAAGCTTTATTCGTTCCCGGCTCATACTGGATTGTTACCGCACCCTCAACGCGCTCCATCGTCACCGCCCCACCGCCAGCGACCGACGGGGTGAGGTCAATCTCCTGCGATTCGATAGCCAGGCGACATTGAGCATCAATCAGACGCAGTGGAATAGTATCATTCGGCAGGTCAACACCATCGAAGCGCACGCCGGAACGCGGCCAGGATAGAGGCTGTGATGCACTGGAACGCTGACCGCGCCAGGCCTTCCCTTCCAGAAAGTCCATTGCCTGCATCAGCATCTGGCCGCACTCATCATCATCTGCAGGAATGCTATATCCGCGCCCGACGGCAAATGCCCGCAGGTCTGACACGCTTGCGTAGCTGTTGAAGCCTGGAGAGTTGGGATCGGCGTCCAGCATGTTTATTCCTCCAGACGCCAGTCCAGCGCCAGCCAGTTATCCACTTCATCAGGATGAACATCTGCGCGCAGCGGGCCGCCAGGGAATTCTGGGGTGTCACGTACCATGACCACCAGCTCAATACCCTGCTGTTCCTGCTGCTGTTCCTGCTGCTGTTCCTGCTGCTGTTCCTGCTGCTGTTCCTGCTGCTGTTCCTGCTGCT